AGTAGTAGTCCAGATAGAGTCACCGATAGGTGCAATACTATTTGCTTTATTAGAACACTCAATTGGCATATATACCCAATCGTATTCTTCATTACCGTATCCCATAGCATTAATCCAACCATTGTCTGAAGGAAGATTAAATCCAACATCACCATAATTATAACCATTGTAAGTAAAGTCGCGGCAAATATAAATACGGCCGCCATCAGAGTAATAGTCACCTACTACTTTCGTGCCGCCAATCATAGACCAGAAGTTACCCCAAGGATTTTCCATACCGCGGTAACTAATTGCGCGATAACCTGCTTCATTTACAGTTGTTACGTTACCATTTAAGCTAACTTGTGTACTAGTAGCATGACCAGTACCATTTCCTAATGCGGAAGTTGAACCGGTAATGAAGTAATAGATACCACTAAGACCGTTAGGAATTTGTACGATACCATCTTCAAGTGCTAATTGTCCGTTTAAAGTACCAAATTCTACCATCTCAAGCATTTGCGTTGCACTCTCTGCGGCCATAGTCATAATATGCCATCCATTGCCGCGTGCGGTAGCAAGAGCTTCTGCTTCTTCAATAGTAAGCTGATTTACTGGTAATGCTCCGGCAACAGATGCTAATTTATTATTAGCTATACTGCCATCAAATGCTGGTAGAAGTACATAATCTAAATTACCAGAGAAAATCGGCGCGATTTTAAATCCAGTCTGCTCGGTTGGAGAAATTAAAAGAATTTCTCTACGAATTGCTTGACCAACCTGGAATTGGTCTGCTTGGCGAATGATACGTCTATAATAGAATTTAGGTTGATATACCATGACTTGGCCATTTGATCCATCTTCTGTATAGTTATTATCACCATAGAAAGCAGTAATTGTACCATCATCTGTTACATTACAGCGCATACGTCCGCCATACATACTGTACTTATTAAAGTCCGCACCTATTGATTTTCCTTCGGCTTCCTACATACGAGTGTAAGTATGATTAATGTAGTCAATATCTAAACCTACGGCATTTTTCGCTACATATGCACCAGTCTGTAATAAGGCATCAACTACTGCATCTTCTGTTACAAGACTTGCTACTATATTCCCGTTGCTATCTACCTTTACTAGATGATTAACATCTGCGGCATTCATATTAATAGTGGCATTGCCGCCAGATGGAATTGCCGCGATCTACTCATCAACGTAACTCTTATCCGCTTTTGCGGCTAACGCACTAACATCTGCTTTTGTCGCCAATGCGGTGTTCATATTACTAGTAGTTACATAGATATTTAAGCTGGATGAATCCGCTTTTTCCACGAGAGCATCAGTAATTGCCTTTTGAGTCATCGTACCATCGGTATTCTGACCAGTAGTAGTATATAACTCAATTTGTTCTGTCTGTGCCGCTTCTGCTGCCGCTAATGCTGCTTGTGCATCCGCAAGTAATTGTGTTGCGGCTGCCTGTGTATCCGTAATACTTTCGGCTGCGGCCTCTACAGTAGCAACTGCTGCCGCCGCGGATTGCTCTGCGGCGGAAGCACGTTGTGCTGCTCGATTAGCCTTAGCCAAGTATGCGTCTGTTTTACCTTGTGGAGTCATTGCTTTCGCAAGCATGATATCAATAATATCCATTAAGACTCACCTCCTAAGTTAATCCATTGTCCTTGGCTATTAGCCATATATACTTCAAAGCCGGACTCGCCTTGAATAACGGTCGCAACCGACCCCATAGTTGCATATTGGGGGTCAATTGCGGCAAGGTCTGCGGCTGTGTCGCAGATAAATTCGTAGGTCACTTCGTTGTCGAGGGAACCTCGTTTAGTCATTTTTTGTGCCATTATGCATCACCTTCTAATGCTAAACGTACTTGTTCCCGCCATTTGGTAGGAACTTCTTCAATAGTCATTTCACCCGCACGAATGCGTCTTATATAAATCTTAACCATAATCATTCCTCCCCTACGATTAGTTCTGCTAGTTCAGTTAAAGCTGCATATACATCATCTAATGCATTGTCATGTGCTATTACGGACTCGTAAATAACCCAATCATCTTTGGGAATTTTACATTCTTCCCAAGTCCAATGTGCGGCAGTTTCTTCAGTAGCAGGAATAAGTTCAAAGTTTTTTCTAACATAATTATATTTTTGAGATGAAGCACGGTCTAATGCCGCTGGCTTTGTGTCATCTCCATTTCCATTATGATACCACATATTGTATCCTCCTTTTATCTGCCCAAGAAATTCGCCGCGATAAAGCATTGAATGAGATATAGGGCTTAATATAGTCTTTATACATTACGTATGTATTGGTTGGAGAAAGCCAACCCTTATATGATAGCATTTGACGACAATCATAAAGCGTAGTTTTAGCTTTCTTTTTAATGCGGCGTGCTTTGCGAGTCATTCGTAGCATAAGCTTTCGCCGCAAGGTAGTTTTATTCATATAAAAGCGAAAACCTATAAAATCAAGAAAACGTTTATGAAAATCAAATATCTACCATTTGCTATTTAGTGATAAGTGAAGATGTGAGTTTAGATAATTATTTATAAGAAGATGAAATCTATGCAATTCGGTTTTTGATGAAGAAAATATAACAATATCATCCATATAGCGGAAATAGGCTTTAGCATGAAGCGTTTCTTTAATATAATGGTCAAGAGGAATTAAATAGAAATTAGCGAACCATTGACTGGTATAATAACCAATTGGCACACCAACATCTTTGTTATTAGAATCTATAATTTTATAGATTACTTCCAAGAATTGTTTATCTTTTATAATACGTGCAAACTATTGTTTAAGCACATCGTGTGAAACATTATCAAAGAATTTTTGAATATCTAATTTCATACAGTAAGAACAATTTTCAGGATGCTTATAAATATATTCTTCTACGGCTTCTTTACATCCATAGGAATGTTTCTTTTTGCCTTTAGTTGCACCACGTCCGGGTAATGACCCATATGCATGTCTATACATAGACCGCATTATAATTGGTTTTAATATATTGACTACCATATGATGTATGACCTATTCGCGCATTGAAGGTACTAATATAATACGTTTCTTGCGGCGAATACCATCATAAATTTCACGCGGTTTGTGTTTATCTGGGATAAAATTTTTGGCATAATTTAATAATGTTTCTTTTAACTCCTCTAGATGAGAACGGTAGTAAGAAGCCTTTTTACGTTTAGACTTCTTACTACCTTTATTCTACGTAGCATTATGTATTGCTAAGTAATAGTTCTCATCTGATATAAATTGTTCATATAAATGACTATATGATTTCATCCTTTCTTACATTTAGGAAATCTTGTTCGACGAGCTACTAAAGATTATTCTCCTTTATTATTTTTACCAAGAGGTACGGAAAGTAAAGAGCATTTGCCGCAAAGCGGGATGCTGTAAGAAATGGCGTGGCGTCGATGTTCCAGTTCGAATTCGAAGCAGTGTTGTTCAGATTCAAGTAGAACGTACCTACATGAGAACTGTTGTTCGAGTTACCACCGTGATACGTGTATCACATTTTCGCTCTTTAAGTCCCTACGAATGATTAGACTGGCTTGCAAGAGGGCGCGGCGCCGATGACCCAGCCCGAACTCGAAGCAGCGTTGCTCAGAAACAAGCAGAACGCACCCACAAGAGAACTGCTGCCCGAGTCACCACCGCGAAACGCGAGGTCAACCTAACCATTATTAGTCCACAATCCATCACAGAAGTCGGTTTGGTAAGTTCCTACTGCTGTTTTAGGAGTAAATTGTTTTGTATCAAATGCCATCTTCTGAATATAAGTACCACTAGCACTTGGTAGAGTACTACCAGTAAGATAACCATTATAATCTGCTGAAGTAGTACTAACAACATAATCTGATGCGGTTGAACCGTCCATAGTTCCTGCTGTTAGTTTATACTTCACAGTACCATTATCATTAATTAAGCCATTAAATCTACGCCACATGTAGCCATACCAGTTTTCCATACCGAATACTTTTATTGCATTAGTATAAGTATTCGCAGTACCACTATTAGTACCATAGAACAATCCTTTGGTATCATGTTGCCCGCTAGTAAAAGCGTCATTGATAGCATCAGTACCACTAGTATGTAATCCTTCTCCGAATACGGCTTGCGTATTAGTGCTCTTACCTATTAATATAAGTAATAAGTTAATTAATATAATATCCGCATAACATTCTAAGTCCCAACTTGCACCATTTCGCTGTGCCATTGTGCGCTCTGTTGATGTATCCTTATTTTTACATCTAATAGAACCGGATTGGCCGCTAAGACTTCTAAGAACATCATTCGTACCATCATTAATAATACTACCAAAATAACATGGCGTATAGAAGTGGTCTTTATAAGTATCATTTTTATTAATAAAACTATATGCTTGATAGTCTGCATCTACTTGATAATCCGCAATATAAACATACGCAGAACTTCTATCGGTTCCTTCTGGAATTATCTTATACCAAATTTTCTTACCGTCGCGGCCCCATTCCATCATAGCATTGCCGCCATACGACGTATTGCTTACATCTGAAGCGGTACCATCTAATTTCTTACTATAATCATTTGGGTCGAGGTAGTAATCTACAGTACCATCATTTTTAACCATACAAGGACGGGGCATAAAAAAGGCATTTTCCCAACTACCATAATCAAATGTATCGTTAGCAAAATCCATATGAGCTGGTGTCATACCAATTGCGTCCTTTAAATAAGTAATTTTATCATATGGGTCAGTTTCATTACCATTTAAGTGGAAACCGTAAATTGTGCCCGGAGATGCATTCTGAATAGCGGTATTAACGTATGCTTCGGTAGCAACCTTGTTGCCGCCGCTGGAATCCGCATTACATCCAACATACACATCACCCATTAAGTGTTCATTACCATCCCAGTCAAGGGCACGGGCATTACTACGAACATCGGTTGCAGTTGTACCATCTAGATAACTCCATTTACCATTACCTACAATTTCAACGAAATTACCCATATCATAATCATAACAATACCAGTTTGTTTTATCAAAAGTAGCATCATTATTTGCTATACGGCATTCCCATATAGCATAATCTTCATCATCAACAGAAGTATTATCATCATAATCATGTCGCACTCTATCACCGACTGCATATGAAGTATTGGCTGCCCATTTAGGATAGATTTTATGAGTATCAATAGCATTTAATAGGCCACTAGCACTTTGATTTGAAAAACCTGCTTTTGTAAAATAGCCCTGAGCATGTGAAGCATAACCCTCTGCTACTGTATATGCCCCTTCTGCATGTGAACAATTTACGTTTGCTGCTGTAGCATATCCTTCCGCATGTGCATAACTACCATCTGCTACAGTGAATCCACCTTCTGCGTGAGAAGCACGTCCCTTGGCACCATAAGCGGTATTTGCTAAGTTATTGACACCATTAGCTTCACCTTCTACATGTGCATATTGACCACCAGCATAAGTCCAGAAACCCTAAGCAAAACTTGCCTCGCCATTTGCTCTTGTTTTAAAGCCAAAAGCGGCAGAAGATTCGCCAGAAGCATAACTTCCTCGATTAGCGGCAAAGCTGTATTTATTAGATGCTTGACTAAATATACCAAAAGCTGCGCTATCTGATGCCTAAGCTAATACCGAATCACCTACAGCAATACTATTTATACCTGCACCATATACAGAATTGCGTCCTAAACTAATCATACCAGTAAATACTGGATTATACTTTGGTGCATAATTAGTCTCCAAGTAATCCGTAGTAGCGACCATATATCCACCACTACCGTCTGCCGCGGTTCCAAGATACATCTTCGGTACTTGCGCGGTTAGCTTTTCACGCGGATACTTCAACGCGATTGTTTGTGCTTCGGCGTATGTTTCATCAGAATATGCCATATATGATACTGTAGTGCTTGTGCCCGCAGTACCGGTATATTGTGCTGCAAAGACCGGAGTTGTCCCATCCTATAGCATTTCAGTGGTCATATAATATGTTTTACCTGTTTCATTGTCCGTTGTAAGAGCCATATGAACAGGAATTTCGTCGGTGCCAATTACTAGAGTTGCTAAACCTTCTTCAAAAGCAGTTGCGTTCATTGTAGCACTTGGCACATTATTATCATCATTAATTGTAGCAGAGCCAAATGTAATGGTTACTGGAGTATCAGGTTTAAGTTGAATATCCAAATCATCGGTAGCAATCGCGCCGATAAGGCTACGAATTGCTGCCTTAGATGTTGCTGGATATGTTCCTACAGTAACAGTTTGGCCAGCTAAGTCTACGCCCGCGAGTTTTGATAGACCGAAGAATACGGATTGATGTTGATTAAATGGCACAATAGGACGTATGTCGGATGTACCTGCTTTTATTAATCCGTCATCTGCTCTATTAATATACAAGCGTGCATTTTCACTATCTACTGCAATACCATTGCCAGATGCTACTTTAACTACGCCAGGAGCATCAGCTGTAGCATATGGTACGTTTGCTACACCATTACTTACAACAGAAGTTCCTCCAACTCGAATATCAGGAATTTCTGTTTTTAACGCATACCCACTCAAATCAATAGTCGCCCTTCCAAACAATTCCCAAGTATTATTAACATAAATCCATTCAGCATATAAATTATTGCCGCTACCATCCGGCACCAAATAGAATGTACTCGCATTTGGCGTAGCAACTGTTGGTACCAATGTAGTGCTATTATATTCTCCTGCGGTACACACGTGCACCTCCATTGAATTGATATTAGCAATTGCGTCAGTCATTGCTGTGGTGGTAACACGCTAATTAATTACTTGAGTAAATAATTCACCTAATGTTGGCATAATTATCACCTCTTAAAATATTTTTAAAATTGCCTCCAACCATTCGAGGAAGGGCGGCATATCATTTAACTTGCCTTTCTTCTCGGCTAGTTCTTTCGTTCGTTTTTCTATTTCTGGAATCTTATCATCAGAACAGTTCTTG